GACAAACTAAAAACTATTCTGATGGTAAAATGGTGGAAAATATCGAAGATCTTTTCTTTGAGTTTATTCGAGTCGCAAAGGATATTCAACCAAAGGTAATTGTTGCGGAGAATGTCAAAGGATTAACTGTTGGTGAAGCCAAAGGATACCTGAAACGGATTCTCAATAGTTTCGAAGAGATTGGATATTCGCCTTCTTATGAAGTTCTGGACTCTCGTTACTTTGGTGTTTCGCAGACAAGAACTCGTGTTATCTTTATTGCGATTCGTAACGATGTTATGGATAAGGTAGGTTTGAATTTTATGACAATTGGCCATGTTTTTCCTACTCCGAGCAAAGATGTCATTCCTCTCAAGGATGTTCTTGTTGGTCTGGAATACGATGAAGAAGAAGTAAAATACTTGACAGAGAAATTCTCGAAAACGGCCTATTGGAAAAATACAGGATCAAAGATGGAACCCTTTCCTCCAAAGGTTCTCACCGGAGGCGATTATCATCCAAAAGGACATCACTTCAACCTGAAGCGAGTTTCTTTGGAAGTTCCTGCCCCAACTATAACAGCAATGGGTAGTAGCGATACAACGGCCGGTGCATTTCATTGGAGCGAACCAAGAAAGTTGACCTTGGGGGAATTGAGACGTATTCAGACTTTACCTGATGATTTTAAACTAACCGGAAAATGGAATCAAAAAGCAGAAAGAATTGGTCGTATGGTTCCGCCTCTTATGATGAAAAAGATAGCCGAGTCAATTTATGAAAATATTATAAAAATATACTACAATGAACGATAATCACCAACCAGATTTTACCTTTGCACACAGAGATGAAGGATTTGACAATCACATCGAAGATTCTATACGTGGATACAGAAACCTTCACGATGATGTTGTAAACCTCTCTCAATACTTTGTTGAAAACGACCCAAACAAAATAGTTCTGGATATTGGTTGTTCAACCGGAAAGACTATTAAGGCAATGATGGAACAGAATCATTCATTTGCTCCGAGGGCTCGTTATGTTGGAGTTGAATATGCAACTGGATTTATTGAAGACATGCAGAACAGTGAGGTAGAGATCACACAAAAAGAATTGGGTTCTGTTAAATTTTATAACAAGGATATAAGAGACTTTGAGTTTATAGAAACTAATTGTTCTCTAATCACTTCTCTTTTTACCTTACAGTTTATGCCACCGTCTGAACGAGTAGGAATTTTGAAGAAAATTTATGATAGTCTGGTTTGCGGTGGAGCCTTTATCTTCTCTGAAAAAACTGTTTCTTCTGATTCACGAATTCAGGATATGATCAATTTTACTTTTTACGATCACAAAAGAAAATCTTTTGAAGATAAGGATATTTTGGATAAGGAAAAAACTCTCAGGCATATGTTAAAACCCAACACTTGGACAGAATTGGTTGAGATGTTAAACCATGCAGGATTTAAATCTGATAAAATACAAACTTTTTGGCAAAACCATCTCTTTGTCGCTGCGATTGCTATGAAATGAACTAGAATCTAAATCATGAAAAACAAAACACAAAAAAGTTGTTTAGAAATTGCCGAACAATACGGCATTAGGGTCGAGATATCATCCGGTAATGACTCTAAGATAATGCTATATGCCCCTGATGGATATGAATTCCATCCCGACCAGCATTTCTTAGGCGCTTCAACGTGGTTGGAAGCAATTAAAATTGTTCGGGAACATGGGCCCAAATCTGAAAGACAAAAGTCAAACGCCTTAGTTCACTCTATCCGACATTGGAGGAAGCAGTCCAATGATCCTCTGGATGAAGCAAATGTCGAAATAATATATTAATTTTTTTCTTTACAAACACCGCATATTGTGGTAATATAAGATGGTAAATAAATAAATAATATGTCATTACTTAAAAAACTTAAAAAATCTTCTCGGATTGAGGCTTCGGATATTCTATCGGAATCCAAATTTTTCTCTGAGAAGGAACAAACACCAACTTCGGTGCCAATGATTAATGTGGCACTTTCGGGTTCTATGTCCGGCGGTATCTCATCAGGACTTACCGTTCTGGCCGGTCCATCAAAACATTTTAAAACGTCCTTTGCCCTTTTGATGGCAGCATCGTATCTGAAAAAACACGAGGATTCAGTTCTTCTTTTTTATGACTCGGAGTTCGGATCACCACAATCTTACTTTCAGTCATTCGGTATTGATACCAGTCAGGTTCTTCATACTCCAATAACAAATGTAGAGGAATTAAAATTTGATATGGTGAACCAACTCAATGAGATCGAGCGAACCGATAAGGTGATCATCATCATCGATTCCGTGGGGAATATTGCATCAAAGAAAGAACTTGATGATGCATTGAATGAAAAGTCTGTTGCAGATATGACCCGTGCTAAAGCACTCAAGGGGCTATTTCGCATGATTACACCACAGTTGACCATGAGGGATGTTCCTCTTCTTGCAGTCAATCATACCTATATGGAACTGGGGATGTTCCCCAAAGCAATCGTTTCGGGTGGAACTGGAGTCATGTATTCCGCAGATAATGTATGGATCATCGGTCGTCAACAGGATAAGAAGGGAACCGAACTTAAAGGATACCATTTCATAATCAATGTTGAAAAATCTAGGTTCGTTCGCGAAAAGTCCAAGATCCCCATCTCTGTCTCTTGGGACGGAGGTATTCAAAAGTGGTCAGGTCTTCTGGATGTGGCGTTGGAGTCGGGTCATGTGAGAAAACCAAAGAACGGTTGGTATCAGGCAGTGGTTCCTGAAACTGGTGAAGAACTTACCCAAAATCTTCGACATGTCCAAACAATGAACCAAGAGTTTTGGCAAAATATTTTTGAGAAAACAGATTTTGAATCTTATATTGAAAAGAGATTTAAAATTGCAACTAAAAATATACTACAAGAAGGAGTTACCGAAAAATGAAAATTGCTTTCCAAACAATACTATTAGTCATTGTACTATTAATTATATGGGTCATTGGCCCATTTGTCCTAATATGGACTCTTAACACACTCTTTTCTATGCAAATTGAATATACTTGGCCGAACTTGGTAGCCGCATTCTGTCTGGGCATGTTTGCTCGCGGAAATATTAATTTTAACAAAGAATGAATAATATAATATAATGAAATCTAAAATTGTATATGTAGAAAAAGCAGATGTGGACTATACTTCAATAAAAGTAGTCGAAGAAGGGCCCTACCAAGGAGTCATATTTTCGTTTGGGAAAATCAAGATAGAGGAACCAGAAGAAAAAGATGGTAAAGCAGTATTATCCTTCGATTTCATAGTCGATACAGTTCCGCCAATACTTGGCAAAACCGCTGAGGAAGTCGAATTCAACGATGAGTTCAAACAATACGCTGGTGACATTCTTGTTGGAATCATAGAGGAGAGTGTAGAGGATCATGAGATAAGAAAGTGGGAATAAAAAGAATCTAGTTGTGAAAGAACTTCAAAAAATAATTCTTCAAAAAATAATTGAGGATGATAGCTTTTGTAGAAAAGTTATCCCCCATGTAAAATCCGAATATTTCCAAAACGAAAATAAACCCGTTTATGAATTAATCATTGCATTTATTGAAAAGTTCAACAAGATTCCAAATGTCGCTGCTCTGGAAGTTGAGTTTCAAACCTCTTCGGTAATAAATCGAAATGATGCAAATGATATTCTTGCTTGCATACAGTCACTCGATAAAGGAGAAATTTGTGACCTAGATTGGTTGTTGACGAAAACCGAAGAGTGGTGCAAAGAAAGATCGGTCACTATTGCGATCATTAAATCTATTTCTATCATCGATGGAAAGGATAAAAATTATTCCGCAGGTGCTATACCCGACATACTTTCGAAGGCCCTTGCCGTTTCATTTGACTCAAATGTTGGTCATGATTATCTTGAGAATGTTGATGAGAGATACGATTATTATCATCTACGGGAAGACAAGAGTCCATTTGATATAGAACTTTTGAACAGCATTACAAAGGGTGGAGTATCAAGGAAGACATTGAATATTGTCCTTGCCGGAACAGGGGTGGGTAAAAGTTTGGCGATGTGTCACTTTGCTGCCAATAATCTTCGGCAGGGTAAGAATGTTCTCTACATAACTTTAGAGATGGCAGAGGAGAAGATCGCAGAACGAATTGATGCGAATCTTCTGGATGTTCAGATTGATCAGATTGAAACTCTTCCCAAAGAAATCTTCAAAGATAAAGTTTCAAAGATCCGTGAGAAAACTCAGGGGAAGTTGATTATCAAAGAGTATCCAACTGCATCTGCTCATGTAGGCCACTTTCGTGCTCTTCTTGATGAGTTGAGAATGAAGAAAAACTTTTTGGCCGATGCGATTTACATTGATTATTTGAATATTTGTGCCAGTTCTCGGATTAAGGGACTTGGTGGATCGATCAATAGTTATTCTTACATTAAGGCAATTGCCGAAGAGATTCGAGGATTAGCAGTTGAATTCAATGTTCCTATCTGGTCAGCAACTCAGGTGACAAGATCTGGATTCGGTAATACCGATATTGAACTTACAGATACTTCTGAATCGTTTGGTCTTCCGGCCACTGCTGATCTAATGATCGCTCTAATTTCTACTGAGAAACTTGATGGATTGAATCAATTGATGGTGAAACAACTGAAGAATCGCTACAATGATCCTACTGAAAACAAGAGGTTTGTGGTGGGAATTGATCGCTCAAAGATGAGACTTTATGATGTCGATGATTCCGCCCAGACACTGACATCTGGCCCCAATAATGGTCAAGATACCCCACAAAATAATCACGATTTTAGTTCATTCAAGATATAGTAATTGTCCATATATGGGTAATTATACCCATAATTACCCTATTAATACCAATATGTGGTTACTTAATTATTTCACCTCAGACAACAAATAAAGGTTGACTTTTCGGTTAATTTAGTTTATATTATTAGTATAAAGATTATGAATATCAGTATAAAGGGGTCTACTAAGACAAAAAGGAAACATATCGAACAAGCAGCACAGTATTTTGAGAAGATCCTTTTCAAAAGAAAGTTGGCCACTCTTGGTATGGAGATTAAGTTGATACACCGTCTGAATTATACAGAGGAAACTGAAGGGGATTGTGTATGGGAGGATAAAAGGACCAAACCAAGACAATTTACAATCCGACTTAATTCAAGTGATGATCTTTCCACTTTAATTGAAACCTTTGGTCATGAAATGGTTCATGTAAAACAATACGCTTTGGGGGAAATGAAGGATTCGCCAGTCTCAACAGATCTCATATATTGGAAAGGGAAAGAGTATGATTCATCTAAAATCAACTATTATGATTGGCCCTGGGAAATAGAAGCGACTGGTCGAGAAAGAGGTCTTTATATAAGATACATGCAAACATTTAATTACACCCGTGAAAAATGGGCAAAGTATTTTATTGACCCCTAAAAAATCAATATAAAGTGATTCATTAGAATCCGTAAATCTTATAAATAGATACATTATATAATTCATGGGATCTATGTTAAAGTTTAAAGAATTCTTAACCGAAGAAGTTAATTTATCTGATTTTCCCGAAGGTGTCTTTGGGGGTGTATCAGTTGAAAAAAAGAGTGAAAACAGTAAAACAACTGTGTTTGTTGTTAGATCGAATGATCGTCTTACAGATAGAGATGAGATCGCACGTAATCTTCTTCAGGCTGGACTAAATGCACAGGTAAGAGAAAAATCTGGTCAATCGGTAGATCCAGTCCACATAGATTCAGGATTTGATACCAAAATTATCATACTGGTCAAACCGCGTTCAGGTGGAATGAGTGAAACTACTCTCAATTCATCAATTACGGAATTGTTTCCAGCAATTGCATGGGAGACACGATACAATCCCACCGGAAGCGTTGATGACTTTTATGATCATCTCCTTAAACAAGATCCAAAGAAACTAAAATCGGTAAATCCGAAAGATAAAAAGGCGGCAAGTGATACCATTCAAAAAGCATCTGAATCTTCAAAGTTCAATGAGAAGATGACAAATGCGATGGGAGTTCTTAAGTACATCAAAGATGAAGAATCCTCAAAGTCGATTAAAATGGTTCATTGGGGTTACAGGCCTCACTCAAAACCTAAAACCAAAAAAGTCACAGTTCCAAAAAACCATCCCGGCGATATCTTTTTGGAGTTTGGTGATGGAACAATAATTGGAGTTTCTCTTAAGGCTGGAGGAAAGAAAACA